ATATATTTTTCATATTCGTTTAAGAGTTTGTCTTCGCATTCTAATACGGAACCGCCACGGGCAACAACCATCCATTGGAAACCGTACGAAATGCCAAGGATGGGAACACCTAAATCGAGTAATTCAACTGGTAATTGTTCAGTAGTCGTGTCGAGAACGCACTTTGACGAACCAGTAATAATAATGCCATCAAAACCACCGTCTGTAACTTTTGAAAGGAGGGCTCCGTCGTTCATGTTGTAGACGACAACATTTACCGCGCTGTTAACTTGTTTTAGAATTCTTGAAAAGTCTGTCGAAAAATAGTCACCGGTATCAATTATGCAAATTGAAAGAGTCATCTCTATTATATAGATTGGATAAATTCCCACCGAACTTCGAGACATATTTTTCGCCAAATCTGATCCTGGACATGTAATTTTTCTCTCGATTTTAATAAGGAGAAGTGTTTTAGGTATTCGTCTTTTTCTAACAACTGACAAAATTTAAATAAGACATATGAATATGATAAGAAGTTCTTTCTTTTATCGGGACAATTTTTTAAAAACGGACCCTGGATCTCTTTGAACATATTACGTAGTTTATCCTCTAATTCGGGAGTGAAATTAGGTGGGGAAATACCATTTAGTCTATAAATTATATAATATATATGTTCATAATATTTATTAAATTTTAACTTCTTTAAAATCTCTCGCATCTTATTATAAGACAATTTAATCGTATCTTTTATCTTTTCTTTTTTGATTTCCGAAAGTATCCTCTCAAATATCTCTTCCGGGATTTCTGTACTTTCCTTCCCCTGAATTTGACTAACCCACTCGTTAAAATGATTTACCCTCTTATAACTCTGATTCGAAGCCTCTTTATTTGATTGTCTATATATTGGCCTATTCTGTTCTACCAGCATCAATTCCTGATATCCACAACACGCACATATCATAATACCTTCTTGTATCAGTGTTGTTAGTTCGATATTGCAATTGTTACACGAACCTATCAGTGGACAACTGATATTTTTTATATAATTAGAGTCCATTATTAGCATGTATTTTTCAACAAGGGTCGATTTATTTCGGGTTTTAGTATCGGGTTCGTCGATTACATCGTCTTTTACCATAAATGCCTGTAATATACTTTTTTGATTCGGGTGTTGTAGAGCTTTTTTTGATTTTAAAGGTTCGGTTACGTTTACACTGGCCATTGATTCCTGATTATCTATCAGATCGTAATATTCGAATAATATGTTAGCGGTATTTTCATAATACTCTACCTCTTTATTTTCGTTCGAATTCATTTTAATTTTTTTATCAATTTCTCTCACATAATCACTAAAATGAAGGTTTGAAGTCCACGCGTTTTGGTATTCGAGAGTGTCTGTTCGATTTTCTTTATGTAACTCACTTATTCGATTTTTCCATTTTAATAATTCGTTTGTATAAAGAGACTGTTTTTTATTCAAACTTTCTTTCTCCTCATCGCCCTTTTGAATTTGTAAAATCATCAACTGGTGTTTAACATCTAATGTACCACAATCCTTTGAACCTTCGATAACAGTTAATCTTTTTTTAGATGATTTCTCTTTAAACATTATAGTTTTTTGAACATTTTTGTTTAAATAATAAAGTATATAAAACTATATTTTCTCTACTAAGTATAATATACTAAAAGTAATAATGGCTGGGGGACTTTTACAACTTGTCGCGTACGGTGTGCAAGATACGTTTTTAAGTAGTAATCCCCAAGTTACTTTTTTTAAGCTTGTATATAGACGACATACAAATTTCGCTATGGAATCTATTAGACAACCGTTTAATACCGATCCTGATTTTGGAAAAAGAGTAACATGCGAAATACCTCGCCACGGAGACTTAATACATCGGATGTACCTTCAAATAACATTACCGGCTTTACGAAATGAGGGCCAATATGTAGTAGATCCAGTCACAAAAAAAATACTTAGCGACAGTGTTGTAAATTTTAAATGGACGAGACGGGTTGGATTAGCACTCGTAAAAACAGTAGATATCGAAATAGGAGGACAACTCATCGATAGGCACTATGGCGAATGGATGTATATATGGAACGAACTCTCATTGCCTAAGAACAAATTAGATGGTTATAATAAAATGACTGGTTATTGTATTCCTGCCGAAGATATCAATACCGTAGAACAAATTTTATATCCAGAATCTCCTGAAACAAAATTATACATACCACTCGAGTTCTGGTTTTGTCAAAATCACGGGTTAGCGTTACCTCTTATCGCTTTGCAATATGATACTGTAAAATTGCATGTAGAATTTAGAAATCTCAACCAACTCCATCGTAATAATTCTGTGGAGATTACAAATAAACATCTCGTAGATGCTGTCTTGTGGATCGATTATATTTTTTTGGACGTCGATGAACGACGTCGATTTAGTCAATCGAAACACGAATATCTTATTGAACAGATCCAGGCGAACGGCGAAGAAAAAATAGATAAAGAATTAGAAAGCATTGGGATTATATTGAAATTTACAAATCCTGTAAAAGAGTTGTTTTGGGTTTTCCAATATGAAGAAAATATCGCACAAAACCAATGGTTTAATTATATAAATCATACTGAAATTTTTAATTATTTAGCATCTAGTATTATGAAAACGGCTAAGCTACAACTAAACGGGAACGATCGCTTTATTGAAAGAGATGCTGAATACTTTACGTTAATCCAACCATTTCAACATCATACAAATGTACCCAATAGTCGTGGGATACATGTATACTCTTTTGCATTAAAACCGGAAGAACATCAGCCGAGTGGCAGTTTAAACTTCTCTCGAATAGATTCGGTTGTCATGAAAATGACTGTTGATAATACCGGTTTGATTTTGAATCCTACGGCCCAAGATTTTGATAATTTCGGAAATTTCATCCGAACCATAGAAGCGAATACAGTATTTCCAATTGTAAAAAGAGCCAGTCGTGTAAGGTTTTATGCGAAGAATTACAACGTTTTCCGGATTATGTCGGGAACATCCGGATTAGCTTATGCTGTTTAGTATTTATTTTTTTCTCATCTATTTTATAGAACATCAAAAATGGGAGGAGGTCTTTTACAGCTCGTAGCTTACGGTGCCCAAGATGTCTATCTTTCCGGCAACCCCCAGATCACTTTCTTCAAGGTCGCGTACCGCCGCCACACCAATTTCTCGATGGAATCCATCGAGCAAACTTTCAACGGTGTTGCGAACTTCGGGCGTCGTGTCACTTGCCAAATCTCCCGCAACGGCGATCTCATCCACCGCATGTACCTCCAAGTCTCTGTCAAGGACGGTATGTGGGTAGAAGGTTCATACGCCGGCCTCGCTCTCATCAAGAGCGTCGAACTCGAGATTGGCGGTCAACGCATCGACAAGCAATACGGTGACTGGATGTACATCTGGAACGAGCTCTCACTCCCTGTGGGAAAGAAGGAAGGCTATGGTGACATGGTTGGTGTCGACAAGTTTAACGCAATTGCTGATGTAGCTGATGCTGCTCAAACTAACACCGGTGTCGTAGATGCCGTTCAAACAAAGGCAGATGCTCTTTTTACCGCCTCCCCGGCCGCCACGATGTACGTCCCTCTCGAGTTCTGGTTCTGCCGCAACCCTGGTCTCGCGCTCCCCCTCATTGCCCTCCAATACCACGAGGTCAAGGTCAACATCGAGTTCGCGGACGCTGCTACTGCGGGTATCTCTGCGGTAAAAGTTACATATGTATCAGACACTGTCCCCACGAATAAGTATACTTACACCTCTACTCTCCCACCCAAGATGACCGTCGCCGCCCTCTGGGTCGATTATGTTTTCCTTGATACCGATGAGCGCCGCCGCTTCGCCCAGCTCTCACACGAGTACCTCATCGAGCAACTCCAATTCACCGGTGAGGAGAACGTCACTGGCTCATCCAACAAGGTCAAGCTCAACTTCAATCACCCAGTCAAAGAACTCGTCTGGGTCATGCAACAATCCGCTTCAAAGTTCGGTTGCTATGATGATTCTGGATCCAAGGATAATACCGACGGCTTGGCCGCCGAGACCGGTGGTTTCGGCCGCGTCGGTGTAAACTTAACAGAGACTGCCAACATCCAGCTCAACGGCCACGACCGTTTCTCAGTCCGTGCCGGCAAGTACTTCAACCGTGTCCAGCCCTACCAACACCACTCGAACGTCCCCTCCAACAAGGGCATCAACGTGTACTCTTTCGCCCTCAAGCCCGAGGAGCACCAGCCATCGGGCACCCTCAATTTCTCCCGCATCGACTCCGCCGTACTCAACGTGAAGGGTGTTGTCAACGCGAAGGCGTACCTCAACCCGTCAAAGATTCGCGTCTATGCCGTCAACTACAACGTCCTCCGTGTCATGTCTGGTATGGGTGGTCTAGCTTACTCAAACTAGATGGTTTGTTTAACTTATTTTTAATTTATTATAAAGTTATTATTTCTCGTAGCTTTAAAATTATTTTCTCAACTTAATGTAGAACACATAAAAATGGGAGGAGGTCTTTTACAACTCGTAGCTTACGGTGCCCAAGATGTCTATCTTTCCGGCAACCCCCAGATCACTTTCTTCAAGGTCGCGTACCGCCGCCACACCAATTTCTCGATGGAATCCATCGAGCAAACTTTCAACGGCAACGCTGATTTCGGCCGCCGTGTCACTTGCCAGATCTCCCGCAACGGCGATCTCATCCACCGCATGTACCTCCAAGTTGCTATATCAAGTGCCACATTTGATGAGAGCAGCTATGCGGGTCTCGCCCTTATCAAGAGCGTCGAACTCGAGATTGGCGGTCAACGCATCGACAAGCAATACGGTGACTGGATGTACATCTGGAACGAGCTCTCACTCCCATCGGGCAAGACGGCAGGCTACAAGTCAATGGTCGGCGCTACTACGGTAACAGCTACCACTACAACTCTCTACGTGCCCCTC